ATATTCAAGCCCCAGAGATCGATCAGCTGCGGCAAGATCTCATAAATGCTGAACGTGTTAAACTGTTCCAGCCACTCGTCCGGCGATGCCGGAATGGCTGCATCGGCGTGTTTTGCCATGATGTAGGCGATGTTCTCAAACACCTCAAGGCTTTCAATGTCCAGTGCGGAGGATTTCTCTGTATTTTCTCCCACAGACTTTTGCAGTGCTGCAAAGTCCTGATAAATATCTCTGCGGAATTTCAGACGATACAATCTGGGAACTGCTGCACTCGCCTTGAACGGCACATCAATCCCATCAATGGTGATGTTCTTCTGAATTGCCATACTGCACCCTCCTTACGCTTTTACAGTGGTCTTGGAAGCCATTCCGACTGCCGGTGTGTATACGTTCTTGTACCAGCCATCATAAGTAGAAGCATCTGTGGACTCACAGGTCTTTGCCTTTACCAGACCGTTGGGCAGTGCCGAAGCCTTGATGGAGATGGTTTCAGTCTTTACTTCCTTGCTGTCCTCGGTAGTCTGTCCCTCTGTTGCTGGACGGGAGGCGGAACAGCAATAGAGAACATGGCGAATCTTCCGCTTATCTCCGGTGAATTCAAACAGCAATGCAAACTGTGATACCTCATCATCATTTCGTTCCACCAAAACACCGTTGCTGTCCAGGATTTCTCCCAGAATATCTGTAGAGAAATCTGTAGGAATCAGGGCGATTTCCAAATCACCTTCATAGCCAGAATTGTTGGAAATTACGTAGTATACGATGTCATCGGCATAAAAATTTTCGTTTTCGCCATTGGCATCAATGGAAATGGAAACCGCACCTGGCAGACGCACCGGATCCACATAGACCGGTGTCAAATTGGCTCCGCTGGCATCGGTTACCCAGTCATTGATTTTAGCGTAATGTACATTGGTCAAACCGAATTTGACCTTGTTCTTTTTGTTTGCCATAGGACTTAAACCTCCGTTTCATAAAGCACTTCATAGAGCCTTTCTGACTCTATCCAGACTTCTGATTTTGTGTAGTAGATCTCATGACGTTTCAGAACCTCTTCAATCTGATTTTCCAGTTCAGGATTCTTAACGTCTGTATAAAGTTCAATATCCAGTTTCTTAAAACTGAAATACATGGAATTATCCGCTGAAAATGTATTCTCTCCAGGAGATAGAAACAGCAAAAAAGGCGGTGCGGGACTTTCACCCTCGGCAAAATGATGGTAGGCGAAAGGCAGTCCCATCTCTTCCATCATTTCTGCGATCTGTTCGTAGGTCATGACAACGCCTCCTCGATCAAATGCTCCAGCAACTGTACACCGTTTTCTTCCGCAGGAGCAATGTGCGGTTTTCCTGATACCCGACCGCCGCCACGTTTGGCATGGCCTTTCTCCAATAAATGTGCCAGCTGATAACGATTTTTACTGTGTACAGTCATTTCAAGAGAATGGCTGTTTTCCTTGGTCTTCTTCGTTGCCCAGCTTTTTGCATATTTTCCGGTGTCCTTCGGAGCATTGGCGGAAATCTCGTTTTTCACTTGCGTTGCAGACTTCCGGACTGCTTTTTTCATGGCAGTATCCGCAAGGTCTGCATATTCCTGCAAGCCCTGCATAATTTCCTCTGCAAGATTGTCAATACTGGTCATTTTGTCCTGCCTTTCTGGCTTCCGCAGTAAGTTTCAGATAATCCTTGTGCAGATAATCCGGTGTAATACCAGTGATGTCATAAATGTTTCCCTGAAACAGGATGCGATTGCCTGTTACAGACGGCATCCAGTTTCGACTTTGCCGAATGAGAAACTCCAGCTTCTGCGTTTCTTTGGTCACACCAGCTTCCGTATTTTCTACGGAAGATTTCAAGGTTACCCTTGCCCAACAAGAAAACGTTTCGTCCCACACAGCGGTGTGATTGCCGATTTCATCGGTAACAACACGATTTTCCAGAAAGGTAATTCGCTGATTGAGTGTTCCAATTTCCATTACATCACACCCTCTCGCTGTGCAAACAGCATGGCACGAAGCGTTAACGTCAGCTTGGAAAAGTCTGCGGTATTGCGGTTTTCATAGAGATAAGAAACCGTGTAGAGCATTGCTGTCCGTACCACATCTTCGTTTTCTGAAAAGCGTTCCTCGTCCATTCTTCCTACATCCATTACCAGCTGTTTTGCAGTTGAAATAAGGGAGAGAAGCAATGTATCATCATCTTCAAAATCAATCCGCAGATATTGCTTGACTTCCTGTAAAGTTACCACCCACTCCAACCCCTTTCTCTGATTACGCTTTCATGCCAAGTGTCTTTACGGCTTCGGTCAGAATCAGTCTGCCATCGACACGCTGAGATGCGAGGAATCCAACCTGACCATTCATTGCAAATACCTCGTTCAGCCGCTTAAAGGAACGACCCTGCCGGTCGCCGATCCAATAATAACTGAAATCACCAAAAGCAAGGCACTTTGCACCTGCCTTGATCTCCGGCACATAGCTGGAAGTGTAGTACGGACGATTCAGAATGGTATCCGGTACGCCTGCCTGCACGGACGGATTCCAGATATAGTTTCCGGTGCTGTCTTTCAGCTTACGAAGTGCCTTTACTGTGGAATCGTTGAGAACCCACACTGCCTTCTTACGATACGGGCTTCTCAGAGAATAGAACAGTTCCAGAACATCATCGAAAGTGATATTTGCAGTGCTGGTTGTCGCTCCGCTTTCTGCACCGCCCGTTGCAGCAAAGATACCAGTCGGCTTGCCCTTGCCGTCACCAATGAAGAAAGATTCTTCTTCCTTTGCACCGATTCTTCTTGCAAATTCCTTTGCGATGTAAGACGGCAGGTCAAAAGCGGCATCATTCAGCAGTTCCTCAGAGATCTTAATTGCCGTACCGACCTTGTACGCACCAAGGGAAGCCTGTCCAAAGGTATCGTCAGACAGCTTATATGCGTCTTCCTCATCCATCCAGGCAGCTTCGCCCTTAGAAGTAACGATGGGAATCTTTCGATCACCGGAGGAAGTTTTGATAACGGTTGCCAGCTGCCGGAAAATGTTTTCTTCGGTCAGGGCTTCTACCAGTTTTCGTTCGTGAGGTAGCAGTGTGCCGCCTTATCATCTTTCGATGACAGGTTTGCACAAAGCCCCTCCCAAACCGTGCTTACACCTCTCGATGTACACGGCTTTCCATTCATTATTGACATGTCATTTATTTTGTTCCCTGTGAATCTTTTTGAAGCATTTCGGGCAAACAATCAACGTTTTACGTCTCATGTGAAGCATTTTCTTGCCCCATTCCGTAGTGCTTTTCAGATTCTTCATTTTACCTGCATGATAAATACAGCAGGAATCACTATTATCACCACACAGCTCACATACCCCTGCGCTTAACCGCACATATTGTGACAGCTTTTTCGGGTCAAAGGATTTGTATTGCCATGGGTCTTTATCGGACATCAACTTACCGGCTTTGCAGTCAGCTAATGAGACAAGCTTTGCATATTTGATACCGCCTTTAACTTCATGGGGAATAGCCCATTTGCCATCATGACGATATTTTTGGATGATTTTTCTCGTTGTGCTGTTGCTTTTGCTTGCAAGCGTCTTTAGACAGCTATATTCCATAAGATAACGGAAATAATTCAGCTTATCATAATTCGCTGCTAAGCAGTAATAATTGCAAATGCCACGGATTTGTGCATTATACCTGTTCACAATATCCACTTCCGAAAGATGTCTTAATCTTGGAACGCAAACCGCCCAGATTTCTCCGTTTGGTTTTTGTTCTATGATGTCGTTTTTGAACAGGAACTGCATGATCTTATCTTCGAGAGGTACAGTTAATTCTACAGAGTTATTCAGCGTTCTTTGTTTAACACCGTTTGCCTTTTTCTTTATCTTCTGGCTTCGGCGTACCGCAACGTCATAACCAAGGAAACGTACTCGTTCAGCACTGTGTGTGATCTTTGTTTTCTCAGCACTCAACTCTAAATGGTACTGCGTTGATAGAAATTCTCTCAGAATCTCTTTAATTTCTTCACAGTCTTCTCTGCTTCCGCTGATTCCAATTAGAAAATCATCAGCATATCGGCAGTATACAAGCTTTTTATCGTCGGACATTCTTGCGGGCGTTTTCAATTTTTGATTGCACACCGCTTTATATTCCTTGATTGCAAGCTCACGTTCCTCACCTTTTACCCTGTCAATCTTCTTTTGAAGTGTCTGCCTTCTTTTCGCTAAATGAAGATATTCCGGTGTCTGGTGTCGTGTAGACTGCTTATCGAACTTTTCCTTGAGTTTCATGACTTTCCGGTCAAGCTCATGTAGGTATATATTTGCCAGAATAGGGGAAATGATTCCGCCCTGTGGTGTACCGGAGATTGTGGTATGATATTGAAAATCTTCCACATAACCTGCTTTCAGGAAAGCTCTGATAATATTGATAAATCTGCTGTCCTTGATTTTGACTTCTAACGTTTTAATAAGCACTGCGTGGTCTATATTGTCAAAGCAACCCTTGATGTCGCCTTCTATGAACCATTTTACAGAACGAAAATTTGTCTTTATCTGGTCGAGAGCTGTATGACAACTTCTCTCCGGTCTGAAACCATGTGACTGGTCATAAAATAACGGTTCATAGATTGCTTCCAGAAACATTCTAACCGCCTCTTGCAGAAGTTTATCTCGAAATGACGGAATACCCAGTGGGCGCATTTTTCCGTTCTGTTTCTTGATATATTCTCTGCGCACAGGCTTCGGTTTGTACTTTCCTGACCTCAATTCTTCAATCAGTTCATGCACATATTCAGCACTAAAACCGTCAGCAGTGTCGTTGTCACTTCCGGGAGTCATTGCTCCACTGTTTGCATATAATTTCTGGTAAGCTGCAAAATAAATGTCCTCTCTCAGAAGGTAGCGAAAGAGTCTTGTAAAGACTCCGTCGTGATGTTCCGAGGAACTTTTATTGACACGCTCCAAAATCTCCGATGTTGGATTCATGAGGATTCTCCTCCCTTTCATCTTCTTACTTTGGAATTAACAAACTGCTTCCCTTCGCCATGTAGTGGGCGTTATCCACCTCGGACTACTACGGAAGCTCCGTTGCCATATGGAATATTCAGTCTCGAATAGACATAGCCTTTCGGCATTTCCACTTAGGCAATCCCTGTTTAACGATGCTTATAGGCAAGTGATAACTGTCGGATATCATTTCGGTTTATCTCACGTGTTCTCACGCTTGCTTCATGACCTATAGCAGACACCATAACGAATTCAATATTATGGTGGGGTCATGAGAGTGGTTTCAGGATAATTTCCACACCCTCCCACGAAAAAGGAGCTAACCTTTGCTTTGGCAATCCAGCCTTATCCTTATGTTATCTTGTCATTGCAGGTACTACTCGCCTCATATCCTTTTGACGTTTCCTGCGTTTCTGCCGTGCTGTGTTCCCGTGTCCAGTTTCCTGTCATCGGTTAGGCAGATTGACAACCGCTCTGCTGTGCGGTGTAGAGCCTAATCTACTGTAAACATCGCCTTTTACAGGCGCACAAATTCATCCGGCACAAGATAGCCACCCTCAGTATCTGTACCAACCTGCAGGTCGTTTCGGACATCGTAAAAATTGCGGTTGCGAATGCTGTTCCAGAAAGCAGTACGATATGCATCAGATGCAATCCCTGTTTTGGTATCGCCGTGAATGGATGCGTTCGGCTTGTTCTGAATCGGCGTAGAAGTGGGCTTGTTCATCTCCGCTTCAATCTGAGCCTGTCGTTCCAGCCGCTGGATTTCCTTGCCGTATGCCACGATCTGCTGCTCCATGGCATCATATGTCTTGCTGTCCTCTTCCGAAAGCAGACCGCTTTCATTTCGCTTGGAATCCAAAAAGTCACGGGCAGTATACCATGCCTTGCTTCTTTTTTCTCTCAGTTCCTGAATTGTCATAGTATCAGTCCTCCTATAGGTTTTAATATTTCAAAAGCTCCAGCCGCTTGTCCAATTGGTTGATCGGCGTGCCTCTGGATGCAGTTGCAGAAATCTTCTGCAGAAAAGAATCCAGCGTTTTGGATGGTGTGTACAGCATGGATGCTGTGCTTTCCCTCTTTTTCTCATCCGGCTCTTCTTCCGAAGATTCCTCTGTTTCTTCATCTGGTTCTTCTGGAACAAACGGATTCTTTTTAGAAAAGAGAATGCCGTCTACAAATCCCAGCTGCAATGCTTTTTCTGCATTCATCCACGTTTCTTCATCCATCAGCCTTGCGATCTTATTGCGGCTGAGATGCGATTTTTCTGCATAAGCATTGATAATGGATTCCTTGACTTCATCCAGAAGTGCGATTGCTTTCTCCATATCTGCCTTGTTGCCCATGGCACAGGTCATCGGATTGTGGCACATCAGCATTCCGGTCGGTGAAATCAAGGTTTCTTCTCCAGCCATCGCCACCACAGAAGCCGCAGAAGCGGCAATGCCGTCAATCTTGACCGTGACCTTGCCCGGATGGTTTCGGAGCATGGTATAGATCTGACTGGCAGCAAACACATCGCCGCCCGGCGAGTTGATAAAGACGGTCACATCGCCGCTGTGTTTTTGCAGTTCCGAGCGGAACATGGCAGGGGTGATGTCATTTTCAAACCATGTACTCTCCGCAATCGCACCGTACAAATACATCTCCGATGCACCGGTTTCTTCGTTGCGTACCCAGT